CCTTGCTTCTATGCCGATAGGTTGTTTTAGGTTATTAGCCGCCAACACCTGTTGTGTTATTAGTTAACGGTCCTTCGATTGTTACATCATTTGGATTTTGAATCGCATTATCATATTGAATATTCATTGTGATACTGACTGGTTCGTTATTTGCATATGCAAGTGTATTGTAGTTCACTTCAGTTACATAGCAACCATACAATGCCCATGTGTCCAATGTTCTTTCTTCCACTGCGCCATTACCACCGTCTAGAATATCGATATCCATTCTAAACTTGTAGTCTTGTCCTGCAACTGGTGCTGATTGTTCTGCAAAATCAAATTGTTTTTGAATCTGCGCTGAAACTGCTGATTGTACATTATTTGATACATCATCTCGCAAGTTAAGTGTAACTGGGTTCCATGTATGTTTACCAGCCAAGTTTACTTTTGAATTATAAATTTCGATCGGCATGTTTTCAAAAGTAAGATTTGGTCTTGTTACATCAATGACCTGTTTTGTTAGTTCGTAGTTTGGCGGTGTGCCTGTACCAAAGTTGATCATTCTCACACGAAAACGATATTGTAGCTTCGGCATCAACAACCCTTCGTTGCTGTTTGCTCCTGCATTGGGCACGGTGATTTTGTTTAAACCTATTGACATTATATGCTCCTATTCACAAGTATTTATCATAGTTGGGGGGTATTTTAATAACCCCCCAGTTTATGATTATAAACCTGCAATCTCTCCTGTATTTTTAAGACGTAGTGGAATGTAAATAAATTCTACTGCCTTAGTTGGTTCAATTGCAATATCTACATAAAGCTCATTTCTATCAATTCTATTTGGAGTATTGTTTGTTGTGTCACAAACTACCAAGAAATCATTAATAGCTCTTAAGCCTTGTAGTTCAAGTAAAAGACTTTCTGCTGCGCCTTTGATTTCATCTCTAGTAAACTTATCGTTTGGTTCAAAGATGTATGGTTTAGCCAGTTTCTTCAACTGTGAGCGCAAGTAAATTACCAAGCGTGATACATTTACTCTATCTAGCGCACTTGCACCTCTTGCACGAGTTTTCTGTCCATATACAACAAGACCTGAACCGTTCAAGAATGTAATTGGGTTAACATTGTTACTATAAAGAACATCTCTTTGTCCTTCATTCAATGCAACACTTACAAATTCGCCTTCGCTATTGATATAACCGCTTGCACTTGCATTGCTTACACCGCCTCGTCTAATACCAGCTGGTGCAAACCAAGGAAATGCTACCTGGTCATTTAGTGCAATTGTTCTTAGAGCCATATGCGATGAAGGAACAACAATGTTGTTACCTGCATTATCGCTAGTAAATCCTGCTGGATAATATACACCCAAGTATTCGTCACTAGTTACAAGGCCGTCTAAACTATCTTCTGGTGCAGTATTAACATTTGTTGCCCAGTTGTTAATTTCAGTTGTACTTGTTTGTAGTCTCATTGGTGAATCACCAACAACAAACGCACTCAAACCTCTATCAGTGTTTAGTGTAACCATTTCGCCGATAAGTTCTGGATAACCTGGTGTTGCCATTAAGTTAAACACATAAGTTTCATCGTCACGCAATTCTTCGTTGCTGTTGACTGCTGCTTGAATAGCCTGTACAACAACTTTGCGTTGCGCTTTGCGTCCGAAGCTACCTGAACCATCTGCTTGGTTACCTGATTCGGTGACCCAACGGTGTGGATAATATGTAGCCATTGATGCATCGCTTTGACGCTCATTTTCGCCATCTGTATCAACATAATCGAGTACAAATTTCTTAACATTGAAACCGCTTCTGCGTGTGTTAACTAACAACATACCTTTTGGATATAGTGCTGGATCTGGTGCATCTGGATCAAGATAATCACTTGCTAACAAGTCGGCAATAATGCCTTCTTCGTGTGCTGTGCTTGTTCCGCCTGTTGTGCTCCAGCGAGCATCTGCAAATAGTACACCATTTTCAGTTGATTGGTCTGAACTATCTCTTAGTACCCATTTACTTGTGTCGCCATTCCAACGATATATTGTTGGATAGTTTTCAAGATCTGCTGTACTTACCCAAATATCACCGTCAACAAGTGCTGTCTTGTCTGACTGTTCTGTTGGTTCAGTTGCACTTACAATTGGACCTGCTGGGTCAGAAGTAGCTACATCATTAACATAACCCTTCCAGTTTGTACCATCGTGTACCATGATATCGATCTCATCAACAACACTGCTGTACCATAATGCACCGTCTGCTGGTGTAGTAGTTGGTTCGCCATCTTTTGCTGTGTAGCTAAGTGGAGCCCAGTTACTTGCAAGATACTGTCTAGGCGATGTTGCATTTGTTGTACCTGGAGCATTGTAAAGGTTCACTGTACTTGCAGTATTAGTTGATACATATGGTGTGAATGCATTACCTAATGATCCGTCTGTGTCAGTGATTCTAATATCGCCACCTAAGTTGTGGTTAATTGCGACTCTGTTATCACTTGTAACACTTGCTTGAACGTTTAACAAACCTGCTGCGTTAATTGCTGCTGCTAGAGCTTCTGCATCTCCAACTGTGCCGGCTGCTGTCCATGTTACAGTTGCACTTGTTAAAGTTGTGCTATTTTTGCGTGTTTCACTAATGTTAAAACTATAGTCAGCAGCTCCCCAAGAGCCTGATATAACTTTTGCACTTGTAATAGTTGTAACACCTGCGTTTGCTCTTCTAAAGATTTTGTAATCTGCTTTTGGATCACTACTTTCTGCTTGATTAGTTTGGACATACACACTGCCTACAGTAAGATTAATACCGCCACCTGTGCTGTCTAAATCTTTTAGTGCGTCTTGGTTTGTTGCATATAATGGTGCTGCAACACTTGTCCAGTTATCTGCACTTGCATTGTAGTTTTTAACATTCCAATTTGAACCGCTATTAGGTGAAGTTGTTTTAATCCAAACACTACCAGTTGGACGACTTGCTGTGTCAGCAGTTTTCCATTCTGGAACACTTGTATGTTTTGCAATTGCTAGTTTTGGTACATAGCTTGATGCACCGTCTGCTGGTAATCCTAATGCTTCTAGTGTTGCATCGTCGCCATAGATAGCAATTTCTTCTGCATTTGAACCTGTATAGAACAAGTGCAAATAACCGCCAACTGCTGTAGCTGAAAGTCCGCTGATACCTGCGCCGTTTATGTCGCTTACAACATCAGATAAAGCAGTACCACTCATTGTAACATCAACTTGTGTATCTGTTGAATCACCACCTAAGTCGATAGTAATAACTTTACCAGCTGTTACTGTTGGGTTACTTGCTGTGCCTTTTAGGAAAGGATGCGAACCTACCCATTCAGCTGAGCCTACTTCTACCCATGTACCGGAGGTATTTTTGTACCAAAGTTTAATTGCAGTTGTTACAGCAACTAGTGCATAGCCGCCATTTATACCAACTGATCCTTTTGGTGTATAATCTTGTCCATCATAATCAACAACTTTTGTTGAATCTGTAATAACAGTTGGGACTTTGTTTGTAAATGCTTGTCCGCCTGTTGTTGTAGCGCCTTCGCCGTTCCATTCAAAGATACCATACTTTGAATCATTTGTGTCAAACCAATATGCGCCGTTAGCTGGCTTACCTGCTGTTGCAGTTGAACTTGCTGTAATTGCGTCTAGGTCTAAATCTGCACGAACAACATAAGCTCTGTTTGCTACACCCAAATATGAGTATGCTGTTTGTAGTCCGTATTCGTTTTGTTCACTACCATGAATTGGTGTGTTATTTGTATCCGTGTAAAATAGTGGATCACCAAAAGTTTCTGCAAGTTCTCTTTGTGAACTCATTACATAAATTTTACCTGCATTGGCTTTTGTTGTGCCAGGCGCAACACCTGTTCCACCCGGATTAGTTTTATTTGTCTTTGTGGCTACAAAGATTAGAGGTGTTGTTCCAGGTTCTGCCGGAGTATAAAAACTCTCGTCAATTACGCTAACCTGAACACCTGGTGATGTCAATCCTGCCATGTTTATCTCCTT